ACATCTATTATTTATTAGTAATATTATAAATACAACAGCTAGTGGATCTTTTTGATAAACCATAACATTTTTTTGTTTTTCCATTAACTATTTTTTTTATTTTGCAACTTTTATTTGAAAGAATACATCTTTTATAGAATGATCTTTTTATATCTATTATATAAGGTATTAATAATTCTGGATTACTTCTCTCTACGTGTCCTTGAAAACCATAAAATGGAAAATTTTTATGTTTTATTATTTCTATAAACTCTTTATTGTTTTTATCTTTTGTTTTTGCAAATAAATATATTTTTTTTGTTTTATTTATCATATTTGGAGAGATACCTAATTTGTTATTATGAACTATCTTTTTTGATTTATTATACAATTTCTTTAATTTCTCTCCGTTTTTTGAAAATTTTGGGTTTTGATTATAATTATAATATGCATTTACACGATTAAATATGGTGTTTTTAATTTCATTTGTTTCTATTAACATAGAATTATGAAATCCGTGACATATTGATAGAATCGGTAGTAATCTCTCTGTCTTATTTATTGACTTTGCTAATTTAAATAATAATTTTTGTTTTTTTAAATGTTCAATAAATTCTTTACTATAATAATAATTACCTATTTGACTACCGGGGAATAACAACCCATCTAAATTCTTTAATACAGATTTTAATTTCAATTTAGAGAGATTATAAGGAATTATTATGAAATTAAGATTATTGCGCTTTAAAAACCTTATGAAAAATTTTGTTAAAAATACTTGTTCTCTCTCTTCTTTTTTATTTATATATGGTGTTGCTACAATTCCTACAATTGGTTTTTTCATACTAATATAACAAAATATTTAATATTATGAAAAATATTTTACATATTTTTATTATATATTAATTATGGAAGTATCGAAATCAAATTTGCTAGTTGTGCCAATACTTTCGGCAGTAGAGACAGAAACCAATAAACTTATAGGATTACCGAAACATGAATGGCGAAGCATCAAAGAGGTGGTAATGCCTATTGTGTAATGTGCGTGCAAGGCACTATCGCTACCACATTGTCTTGAGTTCGCCTTATGTGAATAATGAATTGTAAAAACAATACGTCATGATAAATAAAGAAAGAATAAAATATTTAGTGATATTTTATATATTTATATAATATATAAAAGAATGATTAATCATAGAGAGGTAGATGATACCGCGCGGGAGATCCTGGCACCGGAGACAGACACAGTAGTTGCAGGAGCAGGAGTAGGAGGATCAGGAGGAAAAAAAAGAAGAAAATCTCGTAAAGTAAGAAAATCTCGTAAAGAAAAAAAACCAAAAAAAAGAAAAACATTAAAGAAAAAAAACCAAAAAAAAGAAAAACATTAAAAAAAAGAAAACCAATTTTTGTACGTTCTTTTTGCAGACGCGGTCGTAGATAAACAAAAAATTTAATATTTATTTTTTTATAAATATTAAAATTATAACCATTGCGTTAAACATCTTATTCCTCCGCTTTCATCTAACAAATTATTATATTTAATAGTGTATACTTTATAACCTAATAATGTAAGTAAAATTCTAAAAGGTTTAAATTCAAGTGTATCAGTAGTAATAATATTTTTATTAATAATTAATATATTAGTAGCTAGATTTGGTTCACAATTACATAAAATATTTTCAATAACTACTATAGTATAATTCTTTTTTAAATAATTAGGTAAAGATTTTATGTAAGTTTTTGAATAAAATATTATATTATCTATTATGGTTAAGCAACAATCTAGGTGTAAAGTATTATGATTTATTTTTATGATATTTTTATGAGGAAAAGTTTTTTTTAAATAATTATAGGCAGCAATATTAGTTCTCTCATTAATACCAATAAAAATATTATTTTTATCTTGTATTATATCACCTCCTTCAATTTTAATATTTTTAGGTAATTCAATATAATTTTTAAGATATTTAATAACCATTTTTTTTCCATTTTGTCTGTTTATTTTAAGTGTATCAGAATTAATTTCATTACATAAAAAAGTTTTATTATCTATTTAAAAAAATATATCTCTCGTCCACAAAACATTACATAATTTATTATTATCAATTTGAATTACTTTAATACCTAAATGTATTAATATATTTTTTAAGTCATTTAATATTCTTTTTTTAACAAACGTAGATGTGATAGTTTTTTTACTACAATTTTTATCTATATATGGATTGCCTATAATGATAGACATTATATATTATAAAATATTATTGCATATTCCTAAATAAACTAAGAATTTATATACTATATATATAAATGAAAACCAAAAAAAATATGTGATTGTAAAATAAAAAACAGTCTTATGTAAAATAAAAAAATTGTGTGTATTTATTGGTAACTCTGATATGACACTTCTTTATAAAGCAACTCCCAAGATATAGAGCAATAATGAGAAGAGTGACTGGAAAAAAAATAACCAAATATAATATTGATTATACTCATGACGATGCTGAGAGTGTTATATTAGATAATTATGGTAGTAGTAGTGAAGATAATGTAAGTAATTCTAGAAGTAGAAGTAGAAGTAGAAGTAGAAGTAGAAGTAGAAGTTTAATTAAAAAAATAATATATTTATAAAAAATATATTATTAAAATTATTATTTACATAAATCCAATCATATTTTAACTTAACCGAATTTGGGAAAGCCAACAAGATTAGCGCCAATACCGAAACCAGCGCCCGAGCGTGCACTTGCTCCCATCGACGGAACAAATGTATCAAGGATACTAAATGTAGCAGCCGCCATTAAAGCAATGATAGCGATTTCCTCAAATTTTAAGGCGCGTTTTTCGGGAGGAATAACGAATGCAACAATAGCAACCATTAAACCTTCGACTAAATATTTGATAGCTCTTTTAACTAATTCTCCCATGCCTGGATTCATATTTGTTTATAATAATAACCAAGAAAAAAATAATTAAATAAAATAAATATATTATTTGTTATTAATAATTAAATAAAATAAATATATTATTTGTTATTAATAAAAAAATAACTTAAAATTATAATTAAGTAATTTATATAATAATGTCTACGAAAAAAAGTGCTAAAGTAAAAGAGCAAGAAGTCAAAACGGGGGAAGAGTATAAATATGTAGATTTATTAGATGAAGATAAGCCTATTGCTGGACAAAAATATGTTTGTTTAAGTTTTGTTTCCCCTGAAGATATTTTAAAAAATAAAAATCTATTTTATTTTGAAAAGTTTCTAAAACACTTTGATTTTAAAAAATCTATCGACAAATATACACAATTTCTAAATTTTTTAAGTTTCAAATATAATTTAGATTTTCAAAAACTTTCAACTGACCTGGAAGAATTTGTTATAGAAGAAAAAGAAAAATTAGTTGAAACTACTATTGAAGATGATTACAAAAGTTTTGTTGATAATTCAGAGAAAAAATTACAAGAAGAATTTAGTAAATCACATAATTATCAAACAAATACTCGTGGAATTAAAGTAAGAGGAACATTTGCTTCTCAAGAAGAAGCAGAAATGAGATGTAAAATGTTAAGAGAACAGGACTCTAATCATGATGTTTATGTAGGACAAGTAGGTTTATGGATGCCGTTTCATCCTGAAGCTTATAAAACAGGTAAAGTTGAATATCTAGAAAAAGAACTTAATGAATTAATGTCTAAAAAGAAAGAGAATGATGAAGTAGGTAAAGAAGAATTTCATAAAAGAGTTAAAGATGCTAAAAGAAAAGCTATTGAAGAAAATATTGCTAAAGCAGAAAAAGAAGGAAATAAATTAATGCAAACAATTGATGACGATGGTAATCTCATAAATGCCGATAGAATGGATGTTCCTGGTAAAAATTTATTATTTGGCGATGGAGAAAATGATGATGTTTCTACTGCGGATTTAAGAAGTGAATTATTCAATGGTGAAAATGTAGTTTTAGATAAAAATAATGACCATGGAATTAGTGAAATTTTAGAGAGACAAAAAGAAAAAGAAAAAGAAAAAGAAAAAGAAAAAGAAAAAGAAAAAGAAAAAGAAAAAGAAAAAGAAAAAGAAAATAATGAAAAAGAAAATAATGAAAAATTAACTGCCCCCGCAGATGGCATTGAGTCTGTATCTGAACCAGTTACAACCAATAATGAATCTACTAATATTGATTAAAATATTAATTATTATAATTATCTAAATGAATATATATATATATATATCAATTCTTGGTGCCGAAATAAAATATATAGAAGAACGCAAAGAAATAGTAAAAGTATATTTCATAGAAGTAGAAGTAATTAAAAAAATTGAATAATTATTATAAAAATATAATAATTATTTATATAATGAAAAATAATAACATTAATTGTTGTGATTATAATGATTGCAATCATAAATTAAAATTAATAAATTATCCTTGTAAATGTAATAAAAAATTTTGTAAATTACATAAATTACCCGAACAACATAATTGTGAATATGATTATAAAGAAAATGATAAAAAAAATAATAAAATTGAAGAAATGAAATGTATTTCAAAAAAAATAAGTAAAATTTAAATTGTATTATCGTCTTCAATTACGACAGAATTTATATTATTTATTTTTCTTATGTTTTCAAATTCATCTATCCACATTATTACACAAAACCATAATGTGTTTGCTGCATAACCTTTATTATCAATAAAATGTTGATATTTTTGAAATAATAAAGATATATTTTGCAATTCATTATCATTTGGATGAAATTTATGAAATATATTAATTATATTATCACACATTTCATCTATAGTTTCAAATAATTGTAATATATGTATACAGTCTTCTATAGAATTAATTTGAGATAATTTTGTTCTTAAATTATATTTAAAAGCTTGTTTATTATATGTTTCTAAAAATTTATTATTATATTTACAAAATAATATATTATAATATTCGCTTTTGCACATATTAATAATTAATCAAATTTTTTTACTTACTTTTCGTTATATTATTTTTTTTTTGTTTTTTTTGTTTTTTTTGTTTTTCTCTTTCTTTTATATTTTGGTGAAGCAGCACTTTCATAAGAAGTTATTCTACTTGGAAAACTTATTTGATTATTAATGGTTTGTGATATATGCTTATTAATGGTTTGTGATATATGCTTATTTTTATATGTCTCATATATTTGTTTATATAATTCCAAATTTTTTATAGTATATATTTTTTCTTCTACTGATAGACGATTAAAATTTTGTTTTATTATTTTTTTTAATTCCAAATACTTTTCATTTAAATATATAATAATATCACTTTTTTTCATGAATGTAAATAAATTTTCCCGAACTAAATGATTATATGATTTACCCTTTTGATTATTTATAAAATTAGGAGGTGGATTAATTTCATAATAAGTTAATAAATGATTGGGGTCTTTAGTTTTTCTAAAATCTATACTCATATATTCTCTCGGTCTATTCATAATATAAATAAGACAATATAATATTTACCATTTACCATTTACCATTTACTTTTGCGAACATTAATTTTAGGACCTTTCTTTTTATGATTATTGGGGTTATATATTTCTTCATCGTCGTCTGAATCCATAGATTTAGATATTTCCCAAAATTCTTTAGACCCTAATTTGAAATTTTTATGTGAATCTGCGCGATACCAAAATATTTGATCAGTCAATTTATTTGATTTAGAATTATTATTTATTACTAAGCATTCATAATTTTCGGTACATTGATCCATAACTTCACAAAATGATTCAAATGTAGGAAACATACCGGCATAATTTTCATATATTTTTTTTCTGTTCGAAATATATGGTTCTCTTAAAATAAATACATAATCAATATTAGTTCTTAAATTAGGAGGAATACCTAAAGGATATTGCATAGTAATTATTAACATCATTTTCCAATGTCGTCCATTCATAAATAATAATCTCATCATTTTATCACGTGTCCATCCAGCATCATATAAACAATCATCTAATATAACAAATGCGCGTGGATCAATAGTAGATTTTTTATAAACTTCTACTTGCTTTTTGATTTCTTTCAGTACAGTTCTTTGTCTTTTCAATATATTTTCTATAATAACTGAATTATATTCTTCATGAATAAATAATTTAGGAACATGTTCAGCATAAAATCCATTACCTGCTTCTGTTCCACTAATAACTGTTCCAATAGGAATATCTTGATGATAATATAATAAATCTCTTACTAAAAATGATTTTCCAGTATCACGACGACCTATTAAAACAATAACTGGTCCTTTATTTTCGTCTGGTCTAAAACTAATAGATTTCATTTCAAATTTTTTTAATTCCAAAGTCATACTTAATAAATATAACTAAATATATATTTACATTGAATACGCATAAATATATATCATAAAATAATTAGAATTTAGAAATATATTTCTTATTATTTAAATTTAAAAGTCATATGTTAATAAATATTACTAAATATATATTTAATTTTATTTACGCAAAAATTAATAAACAAAATCGTTAGAATTTAGAAATATATTTATTATTATTTAAATAAATGGAATTAACTTACAAAAAAAATAACAATATGG